CATGAACCCCGGCCACAGCATCCAGGAACCGAGCTTCGCGTATATGCGGACCGTCCAGCAGGGCTACAAGGACTTCGGCTTTGAGACGGATCCTCTGATGAAGGCCTACCGGAAGGCACGGAAAGGAGGTGATCAGTAATGCCGAAGAAAGCAGAAATACATTTCCAGAGCCGGCACGAATCCGGGAACATCTACGCGGTCATGGCCATGGTTCGGGATCAGATGCGGAAGGAGCACCGGATTACGGACTGGAACAACGCCTGGGAGCTGATCCAGAAGACGGATTATGCTGGAGCCCTGGCGGTCATGCGGGATCTTGTGGACCTTGTGGACGATGACGGTCTGTACAATGACCGGTTCTGCACAAGCGAGGACGGCTTTGAGGTTGAGTATTGCAACGTCTGCGAACGCGAAATCCAGCTCCGGTGGGACATCAACAAGGACGGCTTTCAGGCCTACTGCCCGGTGTGCGGCTCCCGCCTGATGCTCTGTGACGCCTGCATGCACCGCTACGGCGAAGCCTGTGACGATTGCGATTACGGAATGTACGAAGACAAGACGATCTGCCGGTTCAGACGCCCGGATGATTGGTGGAAGGAGGATAATCATGGGAAGGAGAACTGATCTGCCGATCATGCTCGGCAAGAATCTGAAGAAAGGGATCATGGCCGGACCGTCACAGGGGCATCCGTTCCAGGCCGGCGCTGATCTGTACATCCTCTGGCTGAACAGAAAGGTTCCCAGCGGCGAAAGATTCACGGACGAAGACATCGAGAATGTGGAAGCGATGATTCACTTCTGCGACCGGGAATCCGTCAAGCGGACAATCGATGTGCTGACGGAAGTCCTGCTGAAATGGAAGGAGGATTGACCATGATTGACGAACGCACCCGGAAGATGATCGAGGAATATCTTCCGAACCCGCCGGATCCGGATCTGAACCAGGGCGAATATTATTACCTTCAGTCCACCATGAAGGGGGAGCAGGTGATCAAGGTTTATCCACTGGACATTTTCCCGGTCCGCGATGGCACCGAGTACGGCATCTACCAGAACCGCGGCGGTCAGCTGCGCTGGGTGGATGTCGGTTACGGAGAGCACACCAGAGGATGCCGGAAGCATGACCTGTACGACAACAAACAGGACTGCAAGGACCGTACCCATTACTGGGATGACAACTGGGAATACCTACGCGAGATCCAGAGAAAGGAAGGATTGATATGAAATACTGCGTACTGCTCGATGCCATGGCCAATGAAGCGAAGCCGGTGCCGTATCCGGAAAGCACAGACCTTCTGTCTGTTGCCTACGAGCTGATCGGATGCGACACGGTGCAGCTGGTGCCGATCTATCCGGATCGTCTGCCGAAAGGATTCGATGCCGTCTGCGATGAGAACCGGCATCCGGACGAGATCCAGATCTTCAATCCGCTGGCGTCATGGCTCTATGGAACCGATGACCACGGCGCACCGATCACGAAGAACGTTGTCATCTTCAAGGTCAAGCGCGATGACTTCGCCCTGATGACCGAAGAGGAAGCCCGGAAGATCTGCAAGGATCTGAATTCCCGCGCAGACGAAATCTTCGACCTGACCATGTTCGCGACCATGGGCATCAGGAAATAGTCCGCTTTCGCGAAATTTGCCACATTCCGCGCCCCTGCCCCTCCTGGAACGAGTTGACGCCCGTCCGGAGAAGCAGGGGCCTTTTTATGCCCGTTTTGAACGAAATGTACTGTTTACGTTGAACTGCACTTATACGAAATACCTCTATTTCGTCCAAAAAGGCCCCTATTTCGCGTTTTACCGTTCGGACGAGTTATCCACCGTCTGAGATATCAGAGGGTTGTTGCCGGTCAAATCTGCTTGAACAGGATATACATACGCGCTTGAACTTCTCCGGCAAACAAAAAAGACCGCCCTCCACATCGGGAGAGCGGTCAGCTCATTTTTTCTTTGTCCGGTTCAGCTTATTCCGAAGATTCCTTTCCAGAAGCGGGCCCGGGCAGTACGAGTGCAGGATCCCGTTCCGCACCTGCTTGATCTTCTCCAGCGCTTCGACATACGCAAGGTATCTTCCGCATTCAGAATGACATCCGAGAACTCTGTCCGGGCAGTCCTTGCACGGGCTTTTCACGTAGGTCACTTCTCATCAGGCGGTTGCTTCTGATCCACTTCGGGCAGGCCAGTCATCGCCATAAGCAGGGACACGACGAAACCGAAGGCGCCGGCGCTGGCAACGCCGATCCAGTTCACATCTCCCAGCACAACCGCGCCGGTGCCGATGAAGGCCAGCGCGGATTCAGCGAACGTCCGGACAGCACGAACCAGGGCTGCTTTCCACCATTCCTTAGAAAACATGGCTATTCCTCCTCAATATTTTCCTTTTCCGTCTCCGATGATGTCCAGGAACTTGGCCATCATGTAGCCGGTTTTACTTCCGTATGTGATCTTGCACCATTCCTCACCAGGAGAAACGATGTCCACAATGGAGCCGAGCTTGATCCGCATGATCAGCCCGCCTTTCAGGCTGGGCGTCTCGCGGAGGTTCACCGTGCCGCCGGATTCAGCCACAACAACGGCCTGCGTTCCGGATGTCGGAACCGGTGTCGGCGTGATTCCTCCGGCTGCTTTGATCAGGATGGTCGACTTTCCGTGATGTGTCCACGGATAGTAGGTGTTGTACTTCTTGTCGATGGTCATCTTGCTCGACATGTGCCGAATCTCGAAAGGATTCAGCGAGTACACAACCCCGGCGTGATAATAATCGTTCAGGTCGCCATTGTAATACTTTCCGCCCTTCTGGTACCGGCTCGGCAGCTTCCAGTTCTTGTGACCCTTCGGCACAGCTTTCAGCACGATGTCACCCAGCTCCAGGTCACTTTGCGACTTGATCTCTTTCAGGCCGGTCAGCTCTTTCCTGGCGCACCAGTTCGATCCATGGATGCCGGTCCACTTCAGGCCCATTCTCCGGATCGCGCCGATAATCAGGCCGATGCAGTCGCAGTATCCGTCAGATCCGTCTCCCGGCTCCCGGCGCTTTGGGTTGGAATTGAAGATCTGCAGGATCTTCTCCAGAAACAGTTTAATCACTTGATCCCAGGTCATCCGTTTTCACCTCCGTCGTTTACGGAACCTTCTTCATTGTCTTCGTCCTCCTGCGCAGAATTTGATATTTTCCCGTTCTTCAGCCCGATCTCAAGCTTGGCTCTGTTCAGCATGGCGAACACGCCTTTCTCATAGATCGAGTTCCGGGTGTAGGCCCAGACATTCAGGATCATGACCGCCGTAGCGATCAGCCCCATGTAAACGCAATACAGGGCAGCTTCCGGAACGAGCAGAAACAGAACCGTCAGCCAGGTCATAAAAAGGAACCAGAAGACAGATGTCCATCTGGCCAGCTTCTTAGAGAACTGCTTTTTCGGATCGATCCGGATCTCGCTCATGACTGGCTCACCTTACCGATCAGGCTGTTCGAATAATGCTGCAGATCGTCTCGTGCTTTCTGCATCTGATCCGCGTTTCCGTTGTGGAGCTCATGGTCCAGCACGGCCACCAGGGCGTTACAGGTAACTTCCAGCCCGCCGGCAATGACCTCATTGGACTTCTTGATCGTGCTGATCGTATCCTCATGATTGTCCAGCCTGTTCTTGTCGTTCTCCAGTTTCGACTCGATGCCGGACAGTCGTGGTTCCAGTTTTTCCATCACCTTCGTGGCGATGTCCTCTGTCAGCTGCTGCCGGAAACCGTTGTCATGGGTTTGCTCCTCTTCCTGGCGCTCCTTCTTCCGGTTCTTAAATATCGTCCGGATCTTGTCGTACTCGATGAACAGCGCACCGAGCCCGACAACCACGATGATCGTGGTCCAGAGCATCTCAGGAGTGAAACCCTGAATGCTTTGCATCGTCCTCACCTCTATTCGTTTTTGTCTTAGATTGGCATAAAAAGAGCACCGGTTATTCTTCCGGTGCTGAGTGCCTGATGAGGACGTAGTCCTCACATATTTTGTCTCGTAGGGCTTTGCTGTCCGTATGTGACAGAAGCCCCAGGTAACTGGTAATCACATCGAGAGCATACTCAAGTGTTACTTCGCCTTTGCCGTAGGCTTCCTTCACATAATCCAGATGGCGTTTCATCTGCAAAGAAGAGCTCTTCCGCATATCAATCCGGTCTGGAGTCACAATCCGTCCAACAAACTCAACGCCTTCGTCATACTTCATAACGGCGGTTTTGTTGTTCAGCTCCAGGCCGAAATTGCTTTGCAGGAAATCATCCATCATTCCCAGGGCATCCCACATCTGCTGTTTGGATTCGCCAAGCATCACCATGTCATCCATGTACCTGGCATAGCAAGGAATCCGAACAATCCGCTTCATGAAGTGGTCAACCGGGGTCAGTACCACGTTCGCGGTCATCTGGCTGATCAACGAACCGACCGGCATTCCGATGCCGAAGATCCGTTCGGCTTCCGTCGGATCTCCGCAGTCAAGCGGCAATCCCGTTGGCCGTCCGTCTCCCTTGATGCAGGTTTCCAGGAACCA